CCAACGATCAAGAGTATAAAAGCCTTGCTCAAGAAGTTTAGTAGACTCCATAGCAGCTTGTCTTTCTTGCATTGAGATAACTGAGCGTTGTGCTGATAGTTTCATATCAACAGCTTGCTTGATTGGATTGATTGCGCTGTCTCTAACTAAGACTTGCTCAGCAAATGATGGCGCACCAAACTGATCCTTTGGAAATACTTGTTGTCTATTTTCCACAGCAAAGCCGGGAATAAAACCTGTATTCTGTCCATAGATTCCAATGCGACCATTAACAACATTAGCAATATCAAACAAATTTAATTGCTCTAGTCTTACAAAGTCAGCAGTATGCTGTTCAACAGAAACATCTGGATCAAGATCATTCTTCAAAATAAAGTTATTTACTTTATCTGATAATGACTTACTGTAGACTTGATTGGCCTTACTTAGATTAGCATTGGCAACTGTTGTTGATAACTTTGCCAACTCAGGTTCTAATACGGATCTTGCCCATGTTGGTGAGTTGTCAATACGATCTCTCAAAAAGAATTCTTTGTTAGAGACACCATTAATTAAATTGGTTTCGTTTAAAGTTACATTAACAAAGTCAGACTGTGCGCCTTCTAATCCCCGTGGATGCATGTTCTCGTAGGTTTTCCAATATGTATTTCTAGCATTATTGGACATACCATCAATATTAATATTCTTTTTCCAGTAGTTAAAACGACTGGCTGGATTATTTGGATACATGTTGGATGCGACTTCAGCAACTTGCTTGATCTTTGCAACATCCTGTATATCAATCATATCTTGTTCTTTGGCTTCTGGTATTGTTGTCCCTGATACGGACTCAGAAGCAATCTTCTGCAAAGAAGACATAAGATCTTTCTTAGCCATTAACTACCTCCAATACTCATTGTTGGGGTGTAGGAAGTACTACCCATTCCTGTGTAAGCTGGCATAGATGCTCCTGCATTATAAGCACTAAAAGCTGTATTCATCATACCCATAGTCCAATTAGCAAGACCACCAGCCATACCGCCTCCAGTAGATGGTGGCGAGCCACCACCACTTTGACCGGGGAAACCATACTTAGCACCAGCACTAACAAATGCAGAGGCTCCAGATAGACCAGCCTGAATTAAACCAGTTGTCAGAGCAGTGCTTGAGTTGTCTACAATACCACCCTTAGCTGGAATAAATACGCCTAGATCTGGGGCAATAGACGAAACTCTTTGAGAAAGTCGTGCTTGCTGTTGTGTCACAATATCTTGATATGCACTTCTATGGTTGAGTTTTAAAGCAGCCATATTATTACCAAGCGATTCAATGTTCTGTCTAAACAAAGCTCGGGCTGTTCCACTTGTTGGATTCATTCCTCGGCCTGTCGTTGCTGCCAAGAACTGTGCGTTTACCTGAGCAGTTTGTTTGCTTAGTGTACTCTTTTGATTTGAAAAAGACTTATCTAAATAAAGCTCGGCCATTGCTCGTTCTTTATTTGCAGCCTTTTCAATCTGAGTATTTCTTTCAAGATTGGCTTGAAACTGTCGCATTGTATTACGATCTTGTGCTTGTTTCTGCCATTGATTCTGGAAGTTAGCATTACGCTGTTGAATTTCAGCAGCCATTGCCTGAGACTCAGCCTGACTTGATTGCCCAAAAGCGCCCATAATACCGGAAGCTAAAGACATTACGCCCATTCCGATTGCTACTGGCATGATAATCCTCTTTCTATAAATGAGAGAATACTATTTATGGAAGAATCTAAGTCTTCAGTATATACTCTCATAACTTGTTTATTGTTCAGTGATGATAACCACTGCTCTGTATTTTCTATGAATGGAAGTAGTAAAGAAGATGGTGAATCTAAAGATAGTAACTGGTTATTTAGTTTGCACTCGTCTTTAAATACTTTATAAAGACTAGCAACTTGAGCTACCTTATCTTTACGCTCAAGAGCAACAACACCAGCTATCTTATTAACATCAATGTCTAAATAAGAAGGATACCATAGCTTAACCAAACAGTTATTGATTGTTGGATCGTATACAATAGCATCCCAATATCCATCTACATTGTGTTGTTCGACTGTAAAGTTAGGTATAAACTTATAACCATGTATTGGTATTCCTTTTTGTTTTGCTTGCTGCATAACAAATGATGTTCCTGTCCGTGGACCTAAGCCTGTTACAATAACTATACTCATCTTCGTTTACGGTTTAAAATAGATTTACCAAACTTATTTTCTTTTGGTTCTTTCCCATTCAGTAGGATAGCACCAGAGATTCTATCACCTAGAATACCTAGGGATCTCTTGTTGCTCATCCAATCTTTTACTTTATTCTTATAATCTTCTTCTTGTCTATTGATCATTTCTCTTTCGGGATCAACCGCAAGAGCTTCAGTCCAATAGGATACAGCAGCAGCGAGTACATCTACACGGTCATCGTGCTTTAGTGCGCCACGCTTTTCCTGCATTCTAGTAATTTGAATTTGATTATCTTTATTTTTTAATACTTCGGTATCCATAACTAATCTATGCTGTGCCATAATTGGCTCTAGTATATTAATTATTCTATGTTCCTTTTGTCCTGATACTTTGAATTCTTCAATTCCAACAGCACCACAATTCTGCATTACGACAGGTGTAAGGATCTTGCCAAACATACCATCACCGTAGTTAGACTCATACCTTACGAGATTAATATCGTACTGGTTAATCAACTTACAGATTTGTTTAAGTGTTGGTGTATCATAGCCACCCTGAATACCTAGTAGTTCATGGATGACAACATAACCATGAGCGAACGATGCAACGCATACCGCAGTTTCATCCGCGCCTCTACCAGATGGGTCGATAAACAATACAGTCTGTGAATACGGGACAAACTTAGGCTCAATGTGCATTGGTTCATATACAAGATCTCCTTTCATACCAAAAGAAGAAACTCTTCTATTTACCACGCTCTTAGCATGAACAACCTTTACCGGAAAGACTTCTGGATCGACATCAATAACGATGATGTCTTCCAATCTGAGGGGATACTTCTTGTTGTCAGCTGAAGTCGTTTTGAGTTTATAGTGGAGTTCAAAATTTGTAGGACCAATCTTTGCTTCAAGTTCAGCAAGTTTCTCATCCGAGAATCGCTCTGGCTGTGTCGAACAACCCGGCTCCACGCCCAACTGCAACACATAGGAATCAACATCTTCAACATCCTCTGCATTATCCAAGTCTGGCATGACTGCTGGAAACTTGATAATCTTGTAGATACCACCTAGTTTGTTATATACAGAGTCTTTAGATTGTGGTGTACCAAGGAATCTGATAGAGCAGTCTTCACCTTTGTTCTTGACATTCTCAAGCTCAAGGCAACGCTCCCATAATTTCTCTCTAGCCTGTGGGCTATCTGAGTTCTCAGGAATCTCTACATCGTCACCAATGATCTTGTCTGCGTGTAGACCTGTGATCTGGGAGGTAATACCTCTAGCGGTAACGGATAGATCCTGAGTGAATTTAGTTCTACTGTTTACATTAAAACCAAAAGCACTATCCTTATCGGACTCCTTTGGTTCTAGGTTTGCCATGTATGGAACCAGAGTTAAAATGTTTCTGGCCTGAGATACAAACTTAATTGCCTTATCCGCTGTAGCAGAAAGTACAAGTATTGTTGTATTAGGATTCCGCAGTAGAATCCAAGATACATAACAAGCTGTGATTACACTCTTGCCAGCACCACGCCCTGCCTGTAGGATATGATCACTTGGACCTTCCTGTAGACGGTTAGCTATAGCATACTGGAGGGGGGTGGGTTCACCTAAACCCAAATACTTAAAACAAAAATAAAGGTGATTGCGGAAGTCGTCTATGACCTCTGGGGGTGGCTTCATGGTTTGCCTCCTAATGGCCCTAGAATGGCCTATAAACGGTTTTAATGTGTTCAGGCTATCTGGGTAGCCTCGGCATACGAAAAGCCCTAGGGAGCAATTAAGCCCCCTAGGGCGAACTTTTAAATCTGTGAGGACTTAAACTTGAATGGCATCTTGGCCTTCATGCTATCCTCAAGGGTATTGAGGGTACTGGAGGGGATGCCATCTAGCACCTCCCGGTTGTCGTTTACCACGCCACGAATGACTTGGTATAGTCCGGGGGTACTCTTTGTATCGTCCTTGAGATCGTCCAATAGACGCTCAATAAGACGAGAGTTCAATAAATTGATTAGTTCTGGATTCACTTCTTCTTGAACAACTCAGGAAGCTTACTTACGGGAACGACTGAACCCGCAACATAGCCTACTACGAAGAGCATGAGAGCAAACCAAACTGAACCTAGGAATGATTCCATAATTATTATCCTTCTACTTTCTTATATGCAGCATTGAATGCGGGATCTGAGGCCCGTAGTACTGCAATTGCTTCACGAATTGTTGTGGGATCTGTATCATCCTTGGCCTCGGCAAGTACCTTGGCCTGTTGAATCTTTTTCTCTGGGATGAATAGACCTAATGAATAAACAGTTTTTTGAATTAGAGTTCCGACACCTGTGTACCACAACAACACACAGATACCAATGATAGCCAAAGCTATGAAACCATAGCTAAGCATTTCTCCCCACCACGGCGTGATATCTTTTACATTGCCAACGGCTCCTGCTATGTCAGTAGACTCACCAAGGATATTGTGGGCATGCTTGTGAGCAGCTTTGATATCCGTGGTTTGAATGATAGCCATAGCTTCTTGTTGAATATAGTGATTGCTTGTAGATATCTCTTGTGTGGAAGAACATCCAGCCAAAGCAACCAACCAGAATAGATAACGCATTACTTGGACTCCAGCATTTCTACACGATAGCGTAGTGCCTTGAGATCTCCTATGACGGTTATGATACTCTTTCCATTTTCAATATCAGCCTTTACTAAGTCTTTAGTTATTTCCTTGAGTTGTCTAAGCTCATCGGCATTAGATTCAATCAAGGCTTCTCGTTTACCTAGTTTGACAATAACAGTGACCACACCAATGGTGAGAATAGCCAACTGCATAAACGAAACAGATAGTGCAAGGTTATTCTCTGTCATTGCTTATCCTTTAAGTTAGTCTAGTAATAAGAAGTTGTGCATACTTACCAGCTGCTCCGGTAGAACCACCAGCACCTCTAAGTTTAGCTATTGTGAAAGACCCAGCAGTTCCAATAAAAGGACCAATACTAAAAGAACCTGATGTTATACCTATATAAGTTGCATCTAAAAGATGTTGAGTTGCTGCTGGAATACTGGTAGCACCAGCTTCAAAATCCCAACAATGTGCAGTAGTATTAGCAACACCATAAAAAGAACCTATGGTTACTAAGAATGTACCAGTTCCGATTATAACAACCTTTGAGCCTCTACAATCAACACCATTAGCTAGTGTAACTTTTAAAAGAGTGGGTGTGTTAATAGTAAAAGATGAAATATCAACATTTATAGTTTGACTTTGTGCAGTAATAGCAGCTGTTACTAAAGTGCTAGTTGGTTTTAAAGTGTCTACATAACCCTTAGTGGCTGCATGATTAGCTACAGTAGGTGTTGCAACTCCGCTGATTACACCGTTTACTGTTAGTGTACCATAGATAGCAGAGCTACCATTGGTACTTCCAGCAGTACCAGTAGTTAAACCACCAGCAGTAATGGTAACACCATTTGCTTCTACAGTAAGACCATTCTTAATAGTTGTTCCACCAGTACCAGCAATTGTTAATCTATTTGTATTGTCTGTTTGAATAGCAAAGGTATTAGCAGTACTTGTACCAAGGGTTTGAGGAGTAGCGCTGACTGCTCCGTTTGTAGGCATGAAGCCGCTGATACCAGAGATTGCAGTATCTAGCACACCCTTAGTAATTACTGCATCATTAGCAGTAGTGACTGTTGTGTTTGTAGCATTTGATACTATATAAGCCTTACCACTGGCAGGGGTGCGAAGAATAATATCTCCTATACTGCTTACACCAGCAGCAGTACCAAGACGCTCAATGGAGGTTGTGGCTGCGGCGGCTGTTCCACCGAGGGCAACCTTAGCAGCAGCTATGCTTAAAGCAAGGCTATCACCAAGAGTCACTGCACCACCAAGGGAAGTAGTGTTAGTGCTAGTAACAGTCAATGAACCAGAAATACTGGTGTTATCATTGATTGTTGTAGTTCCGCCTGTAGAATCTAGAATTAAACCACCAGTAGAGGTGTTGATTGTATTAGTAGCTAGAGTAATATTACCAAGAGTAGCAGAACCAAACTGAACTGCGTTACTAGTGCCAATACTTTGTGGTAGACTTAGTGTAACAGCACCTGTAGATGCAGAAGCAATGACTTGATTTGCAGTACCTGTAAGGCTTGTTACAGCCTGACCAGCAGCAAGAGTGGTAGTAAAAGTTAAGTTACTACTTCCTGTAAAAGTTTGCGCTGCTGAAGTTACTGCGCCAGCAATAGCAATAGTAGCACCGGGAGTTAAAGCTGTGGCTGTTGCTGCATTGCCAGTAATGCTGCTTGAGGTATATGCAACATCTCTTGTTGTGCTGCCGTCAATACGAACCTTTAGTGTACCGCTTTGATTCCACACATCTCCAGCAACTGGAGATGCTGTAGTACCAGATGGTAGGTTTAAACCAGCGTTAGTACTTGGTGTGGCTGTAGTCAGCTTTCCAGTCATAGCCTGAGTGCCATCGCGTAGCATGGTTAAACCACGCAGGTCATTCACTGCCTTAGAGTTAGCTACAGTTGTGGTACTTGAGCTACTAGTGCTATCGCTTAGATTGACTGCAATAAGACCATCGGTGTTTGTCAAACCACCTGTACTGGTATTTACAGTAACACCGCCAATTTGTGAAGCCGTGGCGGGTGTTAAAGATATAGCGCCACTGCTTACAGTTATACCACCAGAAGTTGGGACAGACACAGTACCTAAGGTGCTAGCAGTAGCAGCACCAGTAGCTACAATACGACTAATACCAAAGTTTCTTACTGTTAGTGTTTTGCCTGTCATTGATGACGCACTAACCCAAACTTTTACAGTTTTTGTTGTAGAGCCTACATCAAGCTGAAACCCAAATGCAGTTGGGGTTGTAACTGGACTGTATGTTTTGTTATCACTGTCCAATACTAACAGCATTTCTGCAGTTGGAGAATCTAAATTATCAGCAGCACCGTTTGTAAAAACAAACTCATACCGATATAGCGAACTATCCGCTGTTCCTGACGCAAAGCTTTTAGTAACTGTGGTAGGAATTGTGGGTGTTTGGCCATATAAAGTTAAAGCGGTTGTATAACCAACAGTTGCTACATCAGTGCTAGCTGGAGAAGAAGCCATTGCAACATTCTTAATGGCTTTATTTCCCGCAGAATAGTCCCCACCCGATAGAGCAATAGAGTTATCAGTAAAGTACTTTCTTGTAACTACATCTTGATCACTCTCTGGATTAGCAACATTACTAATTTTTTTATTTGCACCGCTTCGTTGTGCTGTAAAAGCATCCGAGCCGCTAGCAAAGTAAACAGCATTGTTTTGTACTTGTGAAGTAACTGCTGTGGTAAAGTCTGAGACATTACTAGATGAAATACTACCGCCGGATACGGAAGTCACACGACCATAGGTATCGACAGTGATGCTATTGGGGATGCTAGTAACACCTGCAGTTACTACTCCCGATGGGAGGTTAGCTGAAGTAAGAGCACCAGTAATTGCACTAGCATTAACAGCAGGAATATCTGTTGCAGTTAGTGCTCTCTCAGAGGCTGCTGTGATACGACCAGTACTGTCCACAGTTACCTGTGTTAGCACGGTAGTACTATCACCATAAGTACCTGCAACTCCTCCAATAGTTGGAAGATCTGCGGCAACAAGGTTGCGATGACCAATAGAAGTAATTCTGCCCTTAGTATCTACAGATGCGTATAGCATATTATTGGTATTGCTACCAGTGCTAGCACCAAAAGCTGTGGTTGAACTCAGGCTGTTTGCTACAGGAAGAGCATCCGAGGGCAGGACATAACCCTGACCAGACGCATCGGAAAGCTTTCCTAAAGAAAGACTGCTATTGGCGATTAGTGCAGCGGCTAGTGTACCTGTTGTTAGGTTGCTAGCGTTTCCAATCTGGCCCACTGTGGCAGCATCTGTAGCAGACACACCATTGGCTAGATTTGTTAGCTTAAGATTACCAGCAGTATAGTCTCCGGTAAATGTAGGAGGAGTGGTAGCAACACCAGTTTTGTGTAGTGTGCCATTAACTATAGCATTGCGTAATGTTAATAAATTTGTAGCAAATGTTTCAGCAGAATAACTTAAATTACCATCAGAAATCTGAGTTCCATACTGCGTTAGCGCAGGAGAATTCATATCCTTAATATAATTATTATTCATCTTAAAGTCAGCTTGACCAAGGAATGGACCATCTACGGCATTCTCGTCATACTTTAGAATAGCTTCATTACGGAATCGTGCAACAAGTTCCTGTACAATGTACTTTAACTGATCAAACTGCAGATTTAACTGTGTTGTAGTCAGGCGAGTACCGGGAGCAAAGGTAACAATGCTGTTGATTGATGGGGTCTTACGGCGGATGTAAACTTTATCTGCTTCTCTAACAGGAGGACCAGCTGTAGATCCTGCCTGTATAGTTGGAATTAATAAATCCTCTTCGCTTTCTATAGTGTAAGTTCTAGAATTTGGATAATATAATCCATTATCTTCAAAGGTAGGTATTGTACTAAGATCTACAAATGTTAGTACTTTTGTCTGCTCGTTGATTGTATACCAGTTTTTTGGAAAAATAAAAATCTGTCTACGATCAGCAATTGTAAAACCATATCCACCAAATTTAGTATCAGTTCCCGTATCAAAAATACGCTCTACTTCAATTTGATCAATAAGAGGAACATTAGGCAAGAAGCTTAGTGTACTTAAATCAAATGTACCTGAAGAAATTGATGGGTTATTATTCCCATCAAAGATCAGGGTTGTTGTGGCTATATTTAAATTATCATATGTTGCCATGTATGTCTCCGTTAAGTATCAATTGTTGTGTATTTCTGCTTGAACTTGCCCTTGAACTCCATGTTTGTAATGTTTACTGGAGTGGGGTATTCGCTAGAAATAGCTATAGTAGTTGAGTCTGAATAACCCATAATCTTTGTGACAAACTCACCTTGTACTTGAAAGATCTCAAGTGGAAGAGTGTCTTCATAGGCTGTGTATTCAGGTCTAGTTGGAATATAACTTGTAGTAAAAGCTGTTCTTCCTCTATGAGTAACTTCAATATCATATGGGCCTGTAAAGTAGTGTCTAAAGACAGCACTACGGATATTTAGTACACCATCAATGATGTTGTTATTCTCATCTCTCACAAACAATGTACTAAGCTCTACTCGCATCTTATACTTAATACCAATATACACATAATAATTCTGTACTGCATAATCTGCACCAAGGACTACAATTTCTGTGTATGGATTAGAACTACCATCTACTTTGTTTGTTACAGAAATGGGTTGAATAGAAACATTACTTAGATCTTCTTCAGTAGAGTTTCCATTGTTGTACCATCCTTTAAACAGTACAATGAAATATTTGGTAGCATCTGTAATATCAGTATGACCGGGTAATCTGTATGTTGTACTTGCTGTGTATGGATCATACTTAGCATTGTAGTTAGTTGGTTCACTATCCGAGTTAATAATCTTCATCTTAAACATACGATCAAGACGAGGAACATATACATCTTCATTTAGCATTAGATTTCTATATAGATAGTAAACATAAGAAGAACTATTCGGACTAACTAATCTTTTGCTAACAACATACATATGACTATCATAGCATTGAAGGGTTTCAATAGACTCTTCATCAGCTAACATATATCTATAGAAAGAGTTTTGAATAACTCTGTCACCACTGAATCTATTAATGTAACCGTAAATATGATTACGATTTTCATCATCAATAAACAACAATGTATCTTGTGCAGGAGCGGTAGCCGCTGCTCTGTACTGCCGTGGTAGATATCCAGCGGCTTGGCTAGATACTTCAGCAGCTGAGGCATAGCCCATCGTTCCCTTTCCTGTAAACAGGAATAGACGCTGTGAGTCAAAGAAGTACAAGCGAGATCCAATGAACTGTGGATCTAGAATAGGAGCAGTGCCATAGTATGTAACAGGGGCAACAGCCACATTGGTTGGAGACATCTCTTGACCATTGGCAGACATCAATTGGAATTGGATGTTTGCTTTGGTATTAATAAACATATACTCTTCAAAGGGAGTCATACTTGTGATCTCACAGTAATTATTTGAAGAGACGCGAATATCAATAGGATCAGTAATTACAAGATTAGACGGATCATCATAGAATAAGTTTTCGTATTCTCCCATCTGAGATGAGAAGATGACATCATCCGCAGCAAACCAAAGTCTATCTTTGAATACTGCAATGCTTGTAATTGGCACATGTCTTAATGACTTTCTATCGACAGTCTTAAAGATACTTGGACCGGGGTTAGATTTCTTGTCACCAGAAGTTCGTGGAGTCCATTTGATTGGTTCCATCTTCCAATCAGTTACATTAGATGCTGAGATAGTTACCACCAGCTTCTGAGGCATTCGTCTTGGATCAAGATATGAATGTTCGTCTGGTGTTCTTACCTTCTGTAGATAAGGGCGACCTGTAGTTGTGATTTCAGTTGAATGTGGGGCTGTGTTTGTTTTATAAATAACTCTAGTTGAATCTGCTGTATTATAATAAAACTTTTGATCAGTTGGATTCCAAGAGATAACTCTATAAAAACCAGAAGTTGAATTTAAATATGGATTAACCATAAAGAAAATCTTACCACGACCTTCAATAATACCGTTTAAATCTGTATCAGGATCATACAAAGACTTAAGCATTAATCTTGCTTTGTCATCTGTAGTCGCAGTAAGCTTTGAGTTATTAGAGTACCAATCATCTGCCTCAGGTGGTAATTTTACTTCCGAAAGATCGTCTACCTTTTGACCAAGGTATTGTTTATCTGATTGAGAATAAAAATAATCATCTACTGAAATATAATCAGCACCTGTAATTTCAATTAGATAACCATCTTCTGCGCTTGGATGTGGATTAAAATTACTACCTGATATTGTAACTTGTCTAGTAGATCCAGTATAATCTAAAATTGTTCTAGTTTGTACAACTCCTGTTGTTTTAGATGTAACTTTAATAATCATGTTATTATAAGTATCATCAATAGGAGACGCACTAGTAGCTAAATGGATATGGGTTGCACTACCGTTTTGAGTAGTAGCCCCAGAAATATAACCGGGACGCCATCCTAAAAGAATATCATCTCCTGTAGCGTTTACTTTGTCATCTCCAGCATCATATACTTTCATAACTTTAGATGCAGTATAGTAAGTAAGCTTACGACCTTCAATATCATCGGTTGTTGTAACATCACCATTGAGATCAAATAACTTACCACCAACATCTGAACTAAAACCAGCTCGTACATTCTTATTTAGAATAACAATACTTGATCCTAAAGAAACAGCTTTAAGAGATTCTTTAGCTGTCTTGTTATTAGGATTATGTGTGATGTATGCTCTAGTAACTAAACTTACCTTACCACTTGCAGCGGTCTGTGTGGCTGGGGTTAGATCTTCCCAAGATCCTGTGGGGTATACACGGAAGATATAGAACAATTTATCATTATCAGCTGTTGCATCAAAGTCAACAACAACTAAAAAAGTATTGTCTTCATTAATGCTATACCAATAGTACCACAGATCATGGTCTGGAGGAACAGCGGCTAATGCATATAAATCAAGACGAATTGAGTTTGATCCTATATTCCACGATGAAGCCGTAGTTACAGTCTTCTGTGGAACAATCTCAAAACCGGGACGCTTCTCAAAGTTACGCTCTAGGGAGACTAGAGCATTGTCAATATTCTGTGCTTCATTTGGCTGGCGTCTATTGGGAGACTGTCGCCCTACACTATTTAGGGAATAAACAGGTAGATTAGTTGTAACTAAACCAGCCCGTGGTCCTCGTCTTCGTATAGCCATTAAATGCCTCCGGTACGCCAGTACCTAAATCTGTTTGGATCACTAAAGTAACGAGAGCGCATTGCTGCATCTCTAAGAATACTTGAGGATGAAAAGATATTTTTCTTCTTGTCATTTACATCTGAGGCTTTGCCTTTGATACTATGGAGTTGTTCCTGATATCCTAGGAAAGCATCAGTTGCTTCGTCACCTTGGGTAATACTCTGGTAATGACGCATAGCTGTAGCAAGGATAGCTCGCTGTGCTGCGGTTTCCAGATTCTCCCAAGGAAGTTTCATTGTATATTCGATATAGTAAGGACCAGACTCATACTTCCAGATATCTGTATTATCTGTAATATTCCACAGTCTAGCAGGAGAAGAATTAAATAATCCTCTTGCTTTAATGATAGTCATACCATCTGCAGCAAAGTGATTTGAGACTAACTCAAGTGCTAGAATACCTTCTTCATCACTGTCTGGTGTAGGAAATACAATTGTACCATCAGCGGTCAATTCATATTTCTTAATAAATTTATTTGAAGCAAGACCTCTTAACTGATAGTCAAGACTAGTCTGCTCTAGAATTGTGTCGGCAATACCAGTATCAATACCCGACTCACCTTCTAGGTCGGCTACAAGGTTTTCACCTGAAGCCAACAGCATTTGGTTAATTGCTTGTAACTTAGTAATTAAGCCCATATAGCCTCCTTAGAAAAAAAACCACCCGGCTCCCACTTAAGGGAGCCGGGGGTAGATATGAGATCACCTCCTCTTCAGACGCGGTTCATAAAGACAAACCCGAAAGTAGAGTGTGAATCAATCATTAGACTACAGAGAAGTACTCTGAGCTGAAACCGTTAGTGAGGTTGTTAGCAGCACCATTCAATGCAGCACGGAGTTCGGCTCTAGTTGGTGTAGAATCATTCATACCAACGATAGCGCGGCAAAGCTCTGGACGGATAATACCAGTACCCTTCATCATGCTAGCTACGGTGAACTGAGTGTTACGACGAACATCAGCAACGGTATCAACCTTCATACCCTGTAGGGATAGACCAGCAATTGCTTCCTGCTGGAAGATAATGCCGTGAAGATTAATTGTATCGCACTTTAGGTTGTACTTGGCAGAACCAATGGCAGCACCTTCAAGGTCTGTCTTTGGTAGGTGATTGCTCTTGACAATCTTGACACCCATGTAGTCAAGGCTATCAGTCATAGCATTCATGCCCATTGTGTATGGAGCGCCTAGACCACCGTACTCGTCTGAACCACCAAACATTGGATTCTTGGTGAAGTTTAGACCAGCAAGAGCGGTGGCTGCGGTAGTTGAAATATCAGCAGAACGAGTCAAGCCAAGACCACGAATGACTTGGAAGACCTTTGGTGTAACAACGCAATAAACATTGGTAACCTGTACATCGTTTTCCTGACACTTGACGAGGTAATCTTCAATACCCTCAAGAACCTTAAGAGCAGTTACTTCAGTTGCGGCTGAAGGAGCAACATTGCCTACATCAATTGGAGCTTGGAAAGCATTGGTAGTAAAGTCAGAACCACGGGGATCACCTGTGATTGGAGCTACAGCGCAAGCAGCGAGTAGAGCTACGGCAATCTGACGATCACGGGTGTTAGCAAGAGTTAGACCTGACTGACGAGCTAGCTCTGAGCGGTAATCCCACTGAGTGATGAGCAAGTCAATGTTGTCGGTTTCAAAGTGAGCAGCCATTGGACGAGCATCAAGATTTACCTTGAAGGTACGGCTGGTGTTGCCCTTACCTGAAAGCTCTTGACCAGCTTCCCAAGCAGCGTTGAGATCTACGGTTCCAGTAATTGGGAACTCGTATGAGAAACCACCAGAAATAGTACGGGTGGCAATCATGTTCTCAAACATATTGTACTGATCATAAGCGTTGATTACTTCGCCAGACCAGAGTGGGAGCCAGAGTTTATTTGCTCCGAGATTACCACCAGAAGTTGCAGCGGTGGTTGAAGTGCGGTAAACCATATCGGTTCCGGCTAATGGATCATTTAGTGGCATGTGTTTATTCCTTTTATAAGTAGACTAAAATTTGAGACAATAATAGAAAGCTCAATCGTTCGATTGTTCCTGAAGGAGTCTACTGGTTTGAGTGAGTCCAGCCAAGGGTCATCCATTACCTTTCGGGGGATTTACCCATAGGCTGTCCTCAGTCAATCCGCTGTCTCGGAGCGGATTATTTGGGTAGTTTTGTAAAGTCGGTTCGTAGCATCCGCTGTTCCACATATTCGCGGAACTTTGGATTAACTTCAAACCGTCTATCATTACGCTCAGCCATGAACTCTCGCTTAGTTTGGTAAGCGGTAAAGCCTTGCTGAGTGCTTGCCATTGGAACTTGTCCTCTGGCTGTTTGTTTTGGTTCAGCAGCCTTGCTTGTCCCTGTAGCCTTGGCAAACTTTGCCTGTAGACCATAGAGAGCAACATCCCAAGAAGGTGATGCGAGGTTCTGATTGATTGCATTCTGTTCAGCTTGGGTAAGATTCTTACTTGCCCAATCAAACATCTTTGCTAGTTGATCCTTTCCACCAATAAGCTCAGCAGCCTTGCTATAAGCAATCTCTAGCTTTGCCTTTTGACCTATCATGTATTCACTAATGATAGATTCTGGTAGATTAGTCTTCTTCTTAATCGTGTCTAGAGTTTCAGTAGATAGATTATTATTAGTAGCGAACTCAACAGTCCACTGCTTCCAATCATCTTCGGTAGCAACAGCTGGAGTTTCAGCTTTAACTTCTTCTACCTTCTTCTCTGGGATCTTCAGAACTTCTGGTACGACAGGAATCTCTTCCTTTGTTGGAGCAGC